GCTCGTACAAGCACCAACGATGGGCATTACCCTCTAGAGATCTCTAGCAGGGCTACAGATGAAGACGTGTTAAAGGCAAAAAAATCTAACGACGCCTTTCGTGACTTCGTTATTAAGTTTGGAAAGATAGAGGTGTTCTAACTTGCGCAACGGGGACATCAGTAATGAGCTCCCCAAAAGAATAGTAGTGACAACAGACGTATTCTTATTATCGGAGCTCAAAGTAAAAAAACGGTTCAAGGTTATCCCTGTTCCGGAAAAGAATCAAACTATTAAACGAGAGATACTTAGTTATCTCTATCTGTTTACATCTCGTAAGGGTATAACTCTAGAGATGGCGTCTTTTGATATGGACGAAGAACAGCTGTCTATATTAAACGAGATGCTTGACAACATGGGCACCAATCCATTTAGATACTACACGGCGTACAGTTCAGTTTCTCAGTTAGTTGATGAGTTACCTTACCGCCCAGAAATACTAGGTGTGTTGGATAGACCTGATAGACTACTAAGATACGGACACTGGGGATTGGATATAAACGGACTATGAACAACGAGGCAAAATTACTTAGTAAGGTTATTGAAGACAGAGCCTTTGGCTATATTGTTGAAAAGGGTGCAAGAGAAGAGTGGTTTGCAGATCCCTCAGATAAAAAGATGTTTCGGTTTTTGCATACGCATTACAGCGCGTATCAAGAAACCCCAAGTATGGAAGTCATCAAAGATAATTTCCCTACATACGAACTTCTACCTACTCTAGATAGCACTGATTATTACTTAGAGCAGTTGATCTCTAATCAACGTAAGATCACTATTGTAAACACTGTTGGCGGTGCTCTTGATGCTCTTGATAAGTTAAAAGACCATGAAGCGGCTCTTCAACGCATTGAACAAGGCATTATTCGTATTGAAGAGCAAGGACTTACTCGCTCTAACGATATGGAAATTACAGAGGCTGCTCGTAAAGCTAAAAGAGATTATGAATTTAGAAAGAATAACCCTGGGCTTTTAGGTTTGCCTACTGGTTTTAAGACTATTGATGACGCTACCTCAGGCTTACAACCCGGTCAGTTGATCGTTATCGTTGCTCCTCCTAAAACAGGTAAGTCAACGCTAGCTCTACAGATAGCTATTAATAGTCACTTAGCTGGCAAAGTTCCCATGTTCATGTCTTTTGAGATGAGCAACTCAGAGCAGACTAGTCGTTACTTTGCTATGCGTGCCCGTATCAGCCACCGACGTCTTATGACCGGAACCTTGACTCCAGATGAAGAGTCTAGGTATCTAAAGATTGCTTCTAGTATTGAAGACAGGGATGACAGGTTCTGGTTTGTAGACTCAGCTAACGGTCAAACTGTTAGCTCTGTGGCTAGCAAGATCCAGTCTAAAAGTCCAGACATTATCTTTATCGACGGAACCTACCTTATGATTGATGAGGTTACTGGAGAATCCAATACGCCTCAGGCTATTACTAGTATTACCCGCTCACTAAAACGCTTGGCTCAAAAGGTTAACAAGCCTATTGTCATCTCTACCCAAGCACTGACTTGGAAGATGAAGGGCGGCAATGTAAGCGCCGACTCTATTGGTTACTCCTCTTCTTTCCATCAAGATGCCGACGTTATCTTTGGTCTACAGCGTGAAGACGAAGCTATTGACGACACTCGTCTACTTCGTGTTATTGCAAGCCGTAACGGTGGTCTAAGCGAGGTCTCCTTGATTTGGGATTGGAACACAGGCCAGTTCCGTGAAGTTAGTGATGAAGACCTATGACCTTCGAAGACATGGAAGATCAGTTAGCTAACTTAGGTTTAGAAATTATTGACTCTCGAGGCGACGAGATTAATAGTTATTGTGCTGCCCATGAAGAAAGAACCGGTCACATAGACCATAACCCGTCATGGTGGATCAACGCTGACTCAGGAGCATTCATATGTTTTTCCTGTGGTTGGAAGGGCAACATCTTTACTTTAGTCAAGTACATAACTGGCGCGGACTTGAACAGCGATTTTAAGAATGATCCCGCTTACATGACTGCTAGGTTTAACCGACTCTTTAAGGAAAAAAAGCCTGTTATCGAGGAGCCTACGCATATGACTGAGTCTATGCTCAGCGCTTTTACAGAGGTTCCAGAGCATGCTTTAAAAGCTAGAGGCTTAACCGCTGTTGCATGTAGCTCTCACGGGGTTTTATGGGACGAACGCAATAACAACTGGATTACTGTTATCAGAGATCCAATCACTCACAGGCTTCTAGGTTGGCAAGAAAAAGGATTTGACCGCCGTTACTTTAAAAATGTCCCTTCAGGTATAAAGAAGAGCAACGCCCTCTTTGGGTACGAGTTCTACTCTGACGGTGACATGATCGTGGTTGAATCTCCCCTAGACGTGGTTCGCCTCAGCTCTTTGGGTATTTTGGGTTCAGTCTCAACCTTTGGCTCCATGGTTTCAGACGCTCAATTTAATATCATTCGAGGCGCTAAACGCATTATATTTGCTATGGACAATGACGAAGCGGGTAAATCTTCTTCCATGTCTTTGCTTTACAAGGCGAGGGATATGGGTGTAGAGTGTTGGTTCCTTGACTATGGGGCTCTAGATGTCAAAGACATTGGCGCCATGAGTAAGTCAGAGATTTTAGACTGTATAAGCAAAGCTAAACATTCGGTTCACGGAGAGAAGGCAATAGCATGATTATCGGACTCAGTGGTTACGCCCGTAGCGGTAAAGACACTATAGCTAAAACTCTTGTAGAGGAGTTTGGGTTTGAGCGCATTGCTTTTGCAGACCCTATTAAAAAAATGCTTATCCACATCAACCCAATCCTTGAAGACGGCCATCGTTTGAATGAGCTTGTAAAAGAGTACGGTTGGGAAATTGCTAAGGCTAAGCCAGAAGTTCGACGCCTACTGCAAGCATTAGGTATGGCTGGTAGAGGTGAGATCGACCACGAGGTTTGGATTATTGCAGCCCTTAGAACAATGGATGATCCGGAAAAAGACTATGTTATTACAGACGTTAGGTTTGAAAACGAAGCCGTAATGGTTTCTCATATGGGTGGAGAGATTTGGCGAGTACAACGTCCTAACGTTAGCGCTGTGAACGCTCACCCTTCAGAGTCTGATCTAGATGACTGGGATTTTGATTACATTATTGATAACGAAGGCACTAAAGCGGATCTTCACAACATCGTCTCTAACTTGTTAGAGCTTTCTAGGTAATGACTTTTAAGGGAACTCTGCTCCCTTACCAACCAGAGGCTGTAGACCGCATGTGTTCTGAGGGACGTATGCTTGTCGCTTATGATCTCGGTTTAGGTAAGACCGTCTTAACTATTGCCGCTATTGAGCGGTTGATGGATGAGCAGAAAATTACAGAGCCAGGGCTTATCATTTGTCTGTCCTCACTTAAGTACCAGTGGGCTAATCAGATTGAGAAGTTTACAGATGGCACTTCACGCGCTTTGGTTATTGACGGAACGCCAAAGAAAAGAGCAGAGCAATACGAACAAGCGTTCGATTGGTGTAACTCTAAAGTTGATTACATCATCCTTAACTATGAACAAGTAGTTAATGACTGGGATCACATCAAGAACCTCCCACGAGGTTTTGTAGTTCTTGACGAAGCTACCGCAATCAAGTCCTTTAAATCTAAAAGATCTAAAGCTGTAAAGCGACTTATTAATGCTCCTTTTAGATACGCGCTGACTGGTACTCCTATTGAAAACGGTAAACCAGAAGAGCTATATAGCATTATGCAGTTCGTAGACCAACAGTTATTGGGCAGATTTGACATCTTTGATAAGACTTTTATCGTTCGTAACTCTTGGGGAGGCGTAGAGCGGTATAAAAACCTAAGTACTTTGCATGAGAAGATGAAAGCTTCCTCTGTTCGCAAAGCTCAAAAGGATCCAGATGTTGCTCCTTATCTACCTGACTCTATACATAAAGACCCAGTATTGATTACTGTAGATAGAAAGACTTCAAAGCTTTATACAAAAATCTCCTCAGACATCCTTCAAGAACTGGATGATGCTCAGGCGCTCTTTGGTTCAGCGTTTAACTTGAACGCCCACTACGGCGTAGAGAGTAAGCGTGGAGGTCCAGAGGACGAGATCCGTGGAAGAATAATGTCCAAAGTAACTTGTCTTAAAATGCTATGCTCGCACCCAGAGCTTCTAAGAACAAGCGCTAAGAAGTTTAAAGAGTTGCACGGAGAGGGTTCCGCTTATGCCAACTCTCTTGTTGACTCAGGGGATCTTGATGGCATTAACTCCTCACCTAAACTAGACTATCTTGTTCAGTACGTTAAAGACTTTTTGGAGCAAGACGAAGCAAATAAGGTAGTTATCTTTGCTACCTATGTAGATATGCTGGATATGATCGCCAATGCTCTTGGACCAGACCAATGCCGTTTATACTCAGGAAAACTAGACGCTAAGACTAAAGAGGATAATAAGATTGCCTTCAACACTGACAGTAATATTCGCGTTCTCATTAGCAGTGATGCGGGTGGTTATGGGGTTGACCTCCCAGCTGCTAACCTTTTGGTTAACTATGATCTGCCTTGGTCTAGTGGTTCTGCGCTTCAACGCAACGGGAGAATAAAGCGCGCCTCTTCTACCTGGAAAACCATCGTCATTCAAGACATCTTGATAGGCGGATCTGTTGAAGAACGTCAATGGGAGGCCCTTCAATTTAAGTCCTCAGTGGCAGACGCTGTCATGGATGGCGAAGGTATAGACGAACAAGACGGAATTGATATGAGTTTAAGCAGTTTGAAGCAGTTTTTGGTGGGTTCTTTCGTATAGAATATACAAATGCCTAACGCACCTAAGACCCCAACGCGCACTATCCGTGTGCCTGATGACCTCTGGAAAGCTGTCCAAGTTAAGGCTGGCAAAGAGGGCGTAACTGTAACTAGCGTAATCATTAAGGCCTTAGAGTCCTATTTGACAGTGGAATAATCTTCCGCTAAGTTGTTGCTCCTAAACATAGGGAGCGGTAATGGAACAAGAAGAACTTAAGCGAAATCTTCGCCAATATATTGCCCTTAAGGGTGAGATTAAACTCCTAGGCGGAAGAGAATCAGAGTTAAAAGCACGCCTTACTAAAGTGCTAGATGACGTAGAGCCTAATGAGAATGGCCATAGAGTCCTTAAAGTAGAAGACTCAGACACAGGTGAGGTCACCATGACTCGTCAGCGTCGTGTATCAAAAACACTTGATATCGATAAAGCAGCAGAGATCTTAGATGCTAAGGGCATTAAAGAAGAGTGCATTAAACTTATTCCAACACTTGATGAAGACGCAATTATGACCGCGTTCTATAACGGTAAGATTACTGAAGAAGACATCGATGCGATGTTTCCTACTAAAGTAAGCTATGCGTTTTTAGTGGATAATAAATGACAGACGACTTTATAGAATCAACCTTTTCTGACTTGGATGCTTATTATCCA